TTATGTATAAACAAAAGATCAGCCTGTACTCTTCTGAGGATGTCATTGAAGAGTTTTACGATGCAATAGCAGACGGTGACAGTAAGCGCCTTAGACGTGTACACATACCTAAGTCCGATGTCTTTTACGTGCGTGAAGCACTGGAAGCTAGGCTAGGACAGAGGTACACACTGGACCACGTAGAGAGAGCTATGTACCTTGAGGGCTTCCTTACTAAATATGAAGTATTAGACCCTGAAAGAAAAAGACCTGGTATAGGATAAAAAGTGTTGACAAAGTTTAAAGCTTGCGTACAACTATGTATACTAATGTTGCTATCAGCTTGTCAAACTATAACTTATACAGCGTCATGCAGGGTGGGAGATACTGTATGCCAGAGAAATCAAGATGCTCAAACACTCGCACTTATCGGACACAAGGAAGCTGCTACTAAGCTTATGTGTATTGATCCTAGCTTTGTTGATGACTACAGTATCTGCACAGGAACAAGTACCCCTTGATGACGGTATAACAAATAACAACACTACTACGACAGACAACGGCAACGACATAGAAGGTGACTTCTCTAACAACTACGAAGACTCAACTGTAGATTCTAACAATCAGAGTCAAGTCACAAACTACAACGGAGCAGGATCTTCACCAGGCAGCAGCCCTGTAATGTCCAGCATAGCTCCGACAGTAATGGGTGGGGGAGGTAACGACTCTTGCTTGATCCCTACGACAAAGGGGCTACAATTAAACATAATTGGCCTAAGCTCTGGGGACATGATGCAAGACCCTAATTGCAATCGCAGGAAGAATGCTAGATTGCTGGGATTACCTCAACAGGTTGGAGGGCTAGGATTACAGGTATCGGCTATATCAGTTATGTGCCAAGATGCCACAGTGTTCAGGAGTATGATGTTAGCTAATACTCCGTGTCCAATAAACGATGCACGTAGTGGCAAGTTGTTGATGGGCAGAAACGCTATAATGAAGTACAGAGAAAACCCTGCATTGTTTGTTGTAGGTTATGAACTAGACAAAGAGTTTTGGGATACCTTGCTAAGGGTAGGAGAGGAATACAATGAAGAGTTTGTCAAAGACACTACTACTAAGCGCAGCCTTAGTGACCAGTTCAGGTCTAGCAAACGCAGACCCGATAGTGGACCCAGGGCCACAGGACCCAGCACTAACAATGACGGGCCAGGAAAAGATTGACGCATTAATTAGCTCACTGGGCGCTATCAAGAACAGGGTGACAGACAACGGATACCACACAGTAGGTGCTGTAGGATATGCTGCGCTGGGCGGTGTTGTTGTAGATGACGCATTTGATGACGGACTAATTACTCAGCAGGAGTTAGATGACTACTTAGATGCACACGCTCTTGTAATAGGACACGACTACGAGACAGCTACTACAGCACAGCAGTTGTTCACACAAGAATACCAAGGTGCTATGAATGACTTGGATGCAGCTATAGACGTACTTGTAGATGCTTCAGCAGAGATACTAACAGCTACTGGCATAATGGAGACTGCTGCTACAGCAGACACATCACCAGAGCAGACTGCACTGCAAGGTATGATGGGTACAGATGAGTACAGCATAGATCAAGCAGAAGTTGATGCGTACAACCAAGCTGTAGCACAAGTAGAGAACTACGCACAGCAAGCTGGTGCATTTATGGCTGCAGCTAACAACACTGAGCTAACAGCTAGTATAGATAGTTACGCTACACAGAATACATTTGTAGTTGGTAACTACACAGCTATTACTTATACACAAAGCGTGGATGAGTTTGTAATTAACTGGGATGACGATGGGTTTGGCTCTGGTTGGCAGGGCTACCTAGAAGATGATATGAAGTCTGCTTCAGAAATATTTGCTGCAGGTGAGTACGTAGAACAATATGGAACAATGCCATAGTTAAGAAAAAGAAGCTACCTAAAAAGAAAAGACCAATACAAAAAATGAAGAAAAGGCGTTACTTAGAAAAGAAGGAACGTAAAGAGGATGGACGTAGGCTTTAGCATAGGTGGCTACAACATTAAAGGTTGGATGGTAGCTGTAGCACTCCCAGTATTATCTGCTGTATCAGGTGGGGTATACTTTGGATACGACACACTAAATAGATTCTACGGTGTAGAGGGTAGCGTAGAAGAAGCACTAGGAAAAGCTGCAACCAACGCAAAGCAGATTTCAGAACTACAAAAAAGCTTGACTCAGTTAAGTAACGACACAGCAAGAGAAAGAACAGCGAATAAAACATTTGCGGCAAACCAGCTAACGACAGCAAGTCAAGCAATAAGAAAAGAACTACAAGAAGCCGAAGAAACCCTAAACGATGACATAGTTGCTAAGATGCAACGATTAACCCAGCAGATAACTGAACTAGAAGCTACAGCAACAAGTAGAATACAAGCAGTAGAACAAGCAGTAGTAGACAATGATGTACGTGGACTGAATACTAGACTCGCACAGCTATCTACTAATATGCAACAGATACTAGAACAACAAAAAGTTTTACTTGACCTAAGATCACAGGTTGACAAAGCGACTACAATAACGGATACTATAGGAGATAAGTTAGATGTTATTCAAACAGAGATTGACGACATTTGGAAAGCGTATGATAGTATGGTTGAAAACCCCCTTTAAGAAGTTGTTCGGTAAACGCTGTACTTGTGGAGAAAGTGTTTCATAATGGCAACAACTAAAGATGTAGAACGTTTACCTAGTGGTAAGCTAAAGTATCGGGGTGAAACATACCCAGGGTATAACAAACCAAAGAAAACTCCTGGTGGGTCTAAGAAGTCTGCTGTACTTGCTAAGAAAGGCAATGAGGTAAAGGTAGTTCGTTTCGGTGACCCTGACATGACTATAAAGAAAAACATACCAGGAAGACGTGCAAACTTTCGTGCTAGACATAATTGTGATACAGCCAAAGATAAGTTCACTGCACGTTACTGGTCTTGCAAGGCTTGGTAATATGGCAACACCTACAAACAAAGCTCTGTACAACAGAGTAAAGAATGAAGCTAAGAAGAAGTTTAAGACATGGCCCAGCGCATATGCGAGTGCTTGGCTAGTTAAGACGTACAAGGCACGTGGAGGTAAATACAGTGGCTCATCAAAGAACAAAGTCAAGTCACGTACTGCCTAGTCGTAGGGGCTTTTCTAAAGGTGGTCTAGGTAAATGGTTTGCTGAAGACTGGACTGATGTAAAGACTGGCAAGAAGTGTGGACGATCTGGTAAAGATGATAAGGGTAGACCTTACCCAGCCTGTAGGCCAAAAGCTGTAGCAGGTAAAATAAGTAAGAAAGAAGCTGCAAAAAAGACTGGACCTAAGATGGTAAAATGGTCTACAACAGCATCAGGGAGGAAAAGAACATAATGAAAAGGATAATATATGTCATTCCTCACGAGCAGCATACCGTACTTCAAAGCCTGGGTACGTAGAGAATACACTAAGAACTTAGAAGAACATCATGGCGACTTTCTACACGCTATGGTTATTGGCGTTACTACAATGCCTAACAGAACACTGAGCTTCCAAGTAATCTTCACAGGATGTGAATCAGACTTTGATGACTCAGAAAATGTACATGGTGGTGCTATGTGGGCTAGAATGCCTTTGACCGCACTAGTAGCTGATACACCATTAGAGCAATGGCCTAACGAGTTACCACCATACTTAGCACAGCCCTGGGATTGTATGTCACATACACACTCTGTATACAAACTAGAGAGAGCAAGCCCAGCGCCTTGGATAGCAAAAGTAGATGGTGAGTTTTACCCAGCAAAGTATTACTTTACCGTAGACTACACAGATAACGAAGTCGCTGATGACCCAGCGCAGCACAAACAGTCTCATGTATTAGAACTACTAGATGCAGGAGAATACACTGGTAACATTGTTGCGTTACCCAATAACAGAGTGAGAGTAACTCACCCAGCTTGGTTTGAAACAGGACAAGGTGCGCCAGACTTCAAACCGAATCAACATATGTTTAACTCTAAAGAAAACGTAGACTATGTATGGGATACGCAACGAGTTTTCAATAATCTTTACAGTGAGGATCAAGAACAATGATGAAGAAAAAAGGTTACGCAATGGGTGGCATGATGAAAAAAGGCTACGCCAAGGGCGGTATGAAAAAGAAAGGTTATGCAATGGGCGGCTTGGAAGCACCTACTGCTGATCAAAAGGGCTTGAAGAAGTTACCTAAACCTGTTAGAAATAAAATGGGTTACATGTCCAAAGGTGGAATGGCTAAAAAAGGTTATGCTAAAGGCGGTATGCAGATGAAGAAAAAAGCATACGCTAGAGGTGGATTCTTGGCAGGACCAGCAAAACCTATGAAAGGCATCAAGTAATAAATGGCTTTTTCAGATACTGCTAAATATTTTACAAAAGCTAAAAACTTATCTGCTACATCAGGTGGGGCAAGTGGTGATGTTATATACACTTGTCCTAATAACTTTGTTAGTTTAATTACTTTTATGCACGTATCCAGTGGCTCTAGTTCTACAAAGAAGTACAGTCTTCAGTGGTACGAAGCAGCTACTACAACCTATCATTTTATTATAGATGAGCATAGCGTAGCAGGTAATGGTATTGAAGAAGTTATAGAAGGTGGAGCATACCTTGCATTAGCTGCAGGGGATAAGATCGTAGGATTTGAAGAAAGCAGTTCTGACTTTCATGTAATACTATCAGGTGAGGAACATTTTCAACCAACATAACGGGTATGCAATAATAGGTACTACTACCTGACTTACTTTTGAGTATAACTATCTCCGCACACAAACAAAGGAGATAGTGCTATGAAAAACTTACTAAGAAAGATGTGGAAAGCCCACGTAGTCAGACAACAAAAACGTGCAGACTTTAGAATGCTACACATGTTGGATGACAGACAACTAAACGATCTAGGACTTGGTAGATCACAAATAAGGAATGCAATATATGGCGAGGAATCTAACAGATAAACAACAAAGATTCTTAGATGTACTATTTGATGAAGCTGGCGGTGATGTTGTCGCTGCTAAGAAGTTGGCAGGTTACGGTGATAACAGTAACACTGCAGCGATTGTTGAATCTTTAAAAGATGAGATTGGTGAGAAGACTCGTACATATTTTGCACGTACTGCACCTAAAGCTGCTATGGCTATGGTTGGTGCGTTATATGATCCTACAGAGCTAGGCATCAAAGAAAAGATGGTAGCAGCAAAAGACTTGCTTGACAGGGCAGGACTTGGTAAGGTAGACAAAGTAGATGTTACTAGCGGTGGTGGCATCTTCTACCTACCACCAAAAGAAGGTACAAACGAATAATACCACAAAGAGAGTTAGGCTTTTGGCAATTACCCAAACCGCCTAAGACACACAACAAACAATGGCACAAGATTGTCAGGCTAACTAAGAAGATACCGTTTGGTTATGAACTAGATCCTGACAATGACAGATTACTTGTACCTATAGAACATGAGTTAGATGCATTAGAGCTTGCAAAACGACATCTCAAGCAGTATAGTTACAGAGCAGTAGCACAATGGTTGAGTAAAGAAGCAGACCGCTACATATCACACATGGGTCTAAAGAAGAGAATAGAAGTTGAGCAAAGACGTAGAAAAGCATCTATCACTAAACGTAAGCTTGCCAAGTGGCTCGAAGAAACGCTTGCGGAAATCGAAAAACTCGAAACACAAGGAGTCGGTGCATACTCAGAAGCCAGCGGAGATAGAAGCCCCCCAGAACGAACCTATCCCAGCGCAGGTAGTAGCAACTGACTATGACGTTGAAGAAGCACAAGAAGTCGTATTCAAACCGAATGAAGGTCCACAGACCTCCTTCTTGAGTTCTTCTGAAAGAGAAGTTCTGTATGGAGGGGCAGCAGGTGGTGGTAAATCATATGCTATGTTAGCAGATCCATTACATGGCCTGAACGATCCTAACTTCTCTGGACTCCTTGTGCGACACACAACTGAGGAACTAAGGGAACTCATACAAAAGTCACAGGAGCTATATCCACGTGCAGTACCAGGAATCAAGTGGTCAGAGCGTAAGTCACAGTGGACTTCTCCTAAAGGTGGAAGACTGTGGATGTCATATCTGGATAAAGATACCGATGTCACACGATACCAAGGACAGGCTTTTAACTGGATTGGATTTGACGAACTTACTCAATGGCCTACACCTTACGCTTGGGATTATATGAGGTCACGTCTTCGTAGCGCACACAGTAGAGAACTAGGACTTTACATGAGAGCTACAACAAACCCAGGTGGTGCTGGACATAGTTGGGTAAAGAAAATGTTTATAGATCCTGCACCTGCAGGTAAAGACTTTTGGGCGACAGACATTGAATCAAGTAAAACAATCGTATATCCTAAAGGACACAGCAAGGAAGGTCAGCCTCTATTCAAGCGTAGGTTTATTCCTGCATCTCTCTTCGATAACCCATACCTTGCCGAAGAGGGTGACTATGAGGCCATGCTCCTATCATTACCAGAGCATCAGAGGAAGCAACTCCTCGAAGGAAACTGGGACATCAACGAAGGAGCAGCCTTTACAGAGTTCGACAGATCAATCCACGTTATTGACAGCTTTGAAGTACCCGATAACTGGGCTAAGTTTAGAGCGTGTGATTATGGTTATGGCAGTTACACTGGGGTGCTTTGGTTTACTGTATCTCCTGATGAACAACTTATAGTTTATCGTGAGATGTATGTATCAAAAGTTACAGCTTCTGATCTAGCAGATATGATACTAGAGGCAGAAGCAAAAGATGGTGGAATGAGATACGGGGTGCTTGATAGTTCTTTGTGGCACAACCGTGGCGATACTGGGCCATCGTTAGCAGAACAGATGAATATGAAAGGTTGTCGATGGCGACCATCAGATCGTTCGAGAGGCTCACGTATCGCAGGTAAGAACGAAATACATCGAAGATTAAAAGTAGATGATTTCTTAGAAAAGCCTATGCTTGTATTTATGGATAACTGTAGAAACACTATATCACAAATACCAAGCATACCTTTGGATAAAAAGAATCCAGAAGATGTAGACACAAAAGCAGAAGACCACTTGTACGATGCGTTAAGATATGGTATAATGACAAGACCAAGAAGCAGTATATGGGATTATAACCCAGCTAAACAAAGATCAGGATTTCAAGCTAGTGATTCCACATTCGGATACTAATGTAATAGAGACTTGCCCTAAGTGCGAGATAACGTATAATACAAATATGTGGAACACCACATGTCCTAACTGCGAAGAACAAGCAGTTTTTAATAACGGACCTTGGAGAAGAAAGGATAACAGCTAATGGCTGAAGAAATGTTTGAGACAGATGATGTTGTAGCTGCAGAGGACAGTCTCGACAGTATCTTTGAGGAAAAGTCTAGTGTAGTTTCATTTATAAAAGACAGATACAAAAGAGCAGAAGACGCTAGGTACGCTGATGAAACTAGATGGCTAAGAGCTTACCGTAACTATCGTGGCTTGTACGGTTCTGATGTGAAGTTCACAGACTCAGAAAAGTCTCGTATATTTGTTAAGGTAACTAAGACAAAAACACTAGCAGCGTATGGACAGATAGTAGATGTACTATTTGGTAACAACAACTTTCCACTAACGGTAAACCCTTCTATATTACCTGACGGTGTAGCAGAGGCAGTACACATAAACGTAGACCCCAACGCAGAACAAGCAGGTGATGCATTAAAAGCTGTAACACGAGACGAAGCTCCAAGTCCTTACCTTATTGATGGTGTTACAGAGCTAAGACCTGGTGAAACACTAAAAGATTTACAGGGTCGTTTAGGTCCACTAGAAGACAAACTAGAAGCTGTATCTGAAAAGATAATAG